GGAACCGATCCGCCGCAAATTGTGATAATTCCCCATTTTCCAGGGATGTTGCACAACTTGCGACGAATCTAGTTGCTGTGCTTAAATCAATCTTTGTCTTGATCGATGCCCAGGTACTTGATGTTAGCGTGATGCAGTGCTTGTGTGAGTTGCTGGATGCTGCGTGCTTTGACTCTGATGACTCGTGTTTCGGTGATGACTGTGAACATTTGTTTTCTCCTTATTGTTGTGTTGGTTGGTTAGGTAGCTATAGCTTCGGGTGGGATAGCTACCTAACCAAAATTTTAAGTTATTTCATCCCGGTTTGCGTTTTGATCTTTTCTTTTGCTGTGTTGGCTGCTGTTGAATCCCATTCATCTAGAGCGTTAAGGATTGCGCTGATTTCCAAATCGGTTAGATTTGCAATAGTGAAATTGTCAAACATTATGGTGTGCCTTTCGTTGCTCCGTTTGCTGATAGATCAAGTATTACAGATCACATCATTATTCGCAAGTTATTTGGCAAGTTTAGCCAAAACATTTTTGAGAATCTGTTGTTCAAATTCGACACCATTGTCGATTTCATTCTTGATAAGTGGAGTGGTGGTAGCGCTGTCGAATCCTAGGGCTTTGAGCGCGCCTGAGAGCTTAGCAACTAGCGGGTTGTTGGATGGTTCGCTGATTGCTTTGATACGCTTGCCAGCAACGATTCTTACAGTGTAGGGTGTTGCGCCGTGCTGATCAATTACAGCGTATTCAGGACTCATTGCTTCAACCGCTTTGGTAGCTCCGACGGCCTTACACACTCTTCTATCGCTGTATTCTCGGCTTACGAATAGTGTGCCGTTAGAGTTTTCGAACATGAACCGGTACATCAGTTATCCTTTGATTCGTGTGATGATTTGGTGAATGATGATGGTTTCAGCATACATCATTAGTGCGATTGCTGCTACGGCGATTTCCATTATTTAAATCCTTTATACTTGTGGAAAATTCCATCGTAAAATTTAATGTGTTCTTGCAAGTTGGTTTTGAAGTGGAAACATGCACCACAGCTGCACCACCAATAACCATACATTAGTAGTTTCCTAACGATACGATCAGATTTCCACCGATAAGAACGATGGGGAATCCAATAAGGATGATGACGATTGCAAGGATTGCGTTTCGTGTGCTAACCATTGTTTTGCCTTTCGTAGCTCCGATTTGCTATAACTCAATAATAACACAGATCGCATGATTTACAATAGTTTTGGGCAAAAGAAAAGCCACAAACATTTCTGTTTGTGGCTTTTCCGCAGGTCCCCTACTCGGCGGTAGCTTCTCCTGCAACATCAGCACCAGTATCTACGGTGCCACCCTTACGACGCGGTCCCGACTTCTGACGCGCCTTGACCCGAACGGTAACGTTCGTGGTACCGTCTTTCTTGCCCGGCGTCTCGTCAACAATGACAGCGGTACGGTCAAGCGAGTTAGCGGCTTTCTGAATCTTGAGCTTAAGCGCCCCAAGCTTTTCAGAGTCAAGCACGAACACACCAGCGGGCGACTGCGTGGGGTCACTGTCGGCAGAAGTCAGGTATTCGTTGGTGACGGTGACAAGCTGTGCAACGTCGTCGGTGAACGGGTTAGGGGTTTCGGTCTTTGCCTTGACGGTAACGATTTCCATTTGAATGCACTCCTTAGTTAGTGGTTCGGATTTGTTCCGATATAAGAATGCTAGCACACTTGCTAGCGGATGAAAACTATTTTGCCCTCACCGGGAGGAAATTTTTCAGGATGTTGCACAACGTCACGGAAAGCCTCATTACGGCTCGCATAGTTGCCAGCGTTAGAAAAGGTCACCAGCGCTGCCTGCTTGCCGTATGTGGAGCTAATCGCGAGCTTGACCTGATCCAAGGTCATCGGGTTGCCCGCTGCGTTGTAGGCGTATTGGACGGTCCAATAGCTACCGGAACGCCTACGCATAATCAAGCTCCATGAATTGACTTTCAACAAATTCGCCATTTTCACGGTAAACGGCAAGGGTCCAATAACCGTGACGATCTGCTACGAATGTTCCCGTTGAAACTCTACGATTATTATGCATCTTCGCTAACCTCCCACATGACGTAACCCATAAACACAAGATATCCCCAACGCAGTTCCCAATGATAAGTCATGGCAAACGCTAGGTCTTTCCAGTCAATTGTGTTGGTGTGAACCCTGCGATGCTTACGCATTAGCTGGCAATCTTGTTGATACGAATATTTGTATACCCGCCAGTGATTAGGCCCTCAACGTAGGCCCCTACATTTTCGGTCATTAGCACGCTAACGCCAACACCGTCATAGTTACGGTCTGCTCTTACTCTCCACATGGCTAGTTGCTCCCGTCATAGATCAGAAAATCTTCACAAGTTCCGGCCCTACGGCTATGTTCGTAAAGATTTACAGCGTCAGCTTCAACGCGTGAGAAAATATGCAACTTACCACACCATGCTCTAAACATTTTAGCTCCGATAGCTTTAGAGGGTTGTTATTAGTACACATGCTAGCACAGTTACAGCGCCAATTAGCATAAATCCGCAAATAAATTTTAGCAACATTACAACTCCTAGATATACGAAAATGGGCTTATCTCCCAGGATAAGCCCATTCACGTAAATTGTCTATACTTTAGGCGGCCAACTCCAATGGCCCGGTTTTGGGTTTTCGCTAAATTGAACACCAACATTAAAGAACATTCCAGTAGGGTTCAAAACAGCCAAACTAGCGGTCGTACCCGTTATTTCTGTAATGATTGCGGCCCTAGGCTCCGGCAAATATTCGCCGTTAGGCGTTCCGTAAGATTGGTAATGTACAATCCTACCAACAGTGGGCTTCATGGCTAGCTAGCCGGTCGCTTGATATATGCAGCAAGATTGCCACCAACTGCAACAATGGCCGCGTAAATCACCGGTCCCCAAATCCCTAGGCTAGCGAAATGATCGGGAGTGATCGCCGCAATCCCTGCAACGATAGCGGTAATCGCAAGGCTGGTAACGAATCCTGCAATTACTTTAGGCGACGGCTTAGCAGTCGGCTTACCCTCACTGTCAATCGTTACAGGTTTGACAGCGTTTGCCACAGTGTATGTGGACTTTTCAGGCTCACTCATATTTCATTCTCCTTTATATGTGTCCACCCGGCATGGGAGGTATCGCGTCGAAAGCATCTTGCTTAATTTCGACAATATCCGTTTGCGTGCTACCAGGCCACAGCACACCGTAAAGATTCTTGTTAGCTTGCAGCAGGGCAAGCTCGCCGCTGTGCACCAGGCGGCGTGAAATCCACACAGCACCCGCGTCACGTTTAGTTAGCGGTACGGTTGTGTCATGTGTGTTGATATAGATTGCGTAGACAGCATCTTTTACAATGTCGCCATGCGCGTATGTGGGTAGCGTCATTTCTTCCTCATTTTCGTTAGCGTTAGGGTCAAACAGATTTACGACTAGCGGCGATTCGATAAGCTCGCCAATCTCGCCAGCAACCGACGACATAGCAATATCGTAATGCCATGGTTCAGGCGAAACGAAAGAAAGCCCTGTAGGGAAAACACCATATTTGGGGCCATTGATTGCGGCCCACATTTGCGCTTTAGTCCCAAACGTGGCAATACCGCTACCAAGATCGGTAGCGTTACCATGTTTCACTTCGTCGTGTGTTGATGTAAACGGGACAGCAGCTAACGCAGCCCACGGCGGTCTTTTACCACGCTTGACATATGCTAACCATAGATTCCACAACATTGTCTGTCGTGGTCTAGAGCGCGAACCCTCAGTAATGACAAGCCGAACACCTAGCGCATTGTAGAAAGCTTTAGCAAACCGCATAAGGTTTGGCAGAGCGCGGCTATCGATTTTCTGTCGCACTCCGAGAGTGGGCGACATTCCATCAATGTAGCTGTTGGTTGGTATGTCAACTAGCATCATTGCCTACCATCCCTATAAGTTCTGGGAACGGTCATCCCGAAAGATTCATCTTGACCGTCTAGCTTAGTTACGCGATAGTTCAATTCGCGCAATGCTGCTTTATGCTCCATAATTTCATCGTGATACTTAGTAACAGTTTGAATGTCTGAATCAGCGTTACTAGCATGTTCTTGCATAACGGCAATCGTTGTGCTAATAGTTGCTACGTTACCTGTTAGAGTTGCAAGCGTTGTCAGAATGCTTTTGAAAAAGAATGCTACAGCGCCAGCGATAAGACCTAGCACCAAAAGGATAATCGGTCCCCATTGAAAGGGGGCTACTACTGTATCTGTCGCTGTCTGTATCATATTTTGCCCCTCACCGTTTGAATATTTCGGCAAACGTGTTTCTAGTTTTTGGCGTATCGAACCAGACACTACCAGCACGAAAGGATGTTCGCAAGCGGGCTAGGGGCTTGTCGGTAAAAGTCATCAGCATTTTATGAGTGTCCATTTTCTCGGACACAAGCGTGTAAACAATCTGAGACTTAGGCAACTTTTCTTGAATGAAATATTCATCGTTGTGCATGTTGTACCACACACTGAAAGAACCGTTCTTCGTTTCAATGGTGAAACGGTAATGTGAACGACTGTCTTTCAGTCGCAGCATGTTTTCGTTGTTATCCTCAAAAGTGTTGCCGACAGCATAATCAGCGTATTCCGTGCCTTTGATGAATTTACCAAATTTGGTCTCATAGACAGAGTTGGTAAATTCTTCAGAATCGGGGAAATGGCAAACGATAAATCCGTCTGCTTTGACTAGAAATTCTTTACCCTCGTCGGGTCTAATCTCGTATTCAAGAAAATGCGGATTCATCATGCTAACAGAGTTAGCAAGGAAAAACACTTTAGTCTTGTCTTGATATCGGTCAACCGTGCTGTAAAAGTTGTTAAAGATCATTGCCTCATTTGGCAGATAGTGGACAGCTCCACGCTCGATAATGAACTCGTCAAAGATGATCGTTCGCACTTTAGGAAACGCGACAGACTTCTGATTCTGTGCGGTAGAAAGCGAAATGAAATAGCCCATTGTGTGCCACTCGCGTTTCTTTTCATCACGAGTAGCAGCATCAGCCCATTGAGCTACCGAACCATTTATGCGAAAATCCTGTGCTGGAAACATTTCAGCAATGTCAGCAAAGAACGTGTTACGGGCTGTAGCTAATTCTTGCTTGTATCTTCTAAGATAGATAAATTCGTGACCCTTTTTGATAGCGTCACGAAACACCTTTTTCTTAGCGCCAAACGTCTTACCAAGACCGCGACCACCGACAAGAAAATTGTAGGTGCCATTGTACCCTAGTATTCGGCTATAATTGTAGTAAGCTAGTTTGTTAGGCATTATACGTCGCAAAGAAGTCTCTAGGGTTTACCGCAGTTCGCGGGTTACCGTTGTTAGTAGTGTTGTGAATGATGCTGCCGCCGACAGAGCACACGTGCGTTTCCAAATGCAAGTGTGGTCCGGTAGCGTCACCGGATGATCCGACGATACCGATAATGTCTCCGGTAGCAACGGTTTGCCCGACACTGAAATTACCAGCGCTAGGAAAATGTGCGTAAAGCGACTTTAGATCGTTGCCGCCAAAAGTTCCATGATGGATAATACCGTAAAATCCGTAGCTAGAACTACTGCCCATAAATTGTACGGTGCCACCGTGAATAATTCCAATAGGTTTACCAGTTACGTTAGCAAAATTGCTAAAGTCGATACCTTCGTGGAAATTACCGACACCAACACCTGAGCGCGGTCCAAATTCTCCCAGATCGGGAATATACTCCAAGCTAAACGGCCAAAGCCACTCGCCCGAACCGGGGTCAACAGGGCCGCCTGTGCCAGCAGTTACAAGCCAAACGCCAGTAGCGGCTTGATAGCCAATGTCTCTAGCTGTGCCACGATTTACGGCAAGCTGATTACCAATACGCTGAATAGATTTTACACCATCAGCATTATTACCAACTGTCCAAAAATCATTGCCAGCAGGGTAAGCTAAGACTTTTGTGCCACCGTTGAAAAGTACGGCAAGTAAATTGCCGTACTCTACAACGTGTGTGACTGTCATTAGATCGCGTAAGTATTCAGGAACAAAAGAATCTGATTGTAGTCAACATTACGATACGTAATGTCTTCGTGACCTCCGGTTACCTGAATCGCTGTCCGCATTGTCGGAGCCGCTGCGGCAAACTGTTGCGTGTATGTCGGCAGACACAGCGCGTCAGTTGAGCCATAGAAAAGCAGCATGGGGATGTTTGCAATCAGCGAGTTAGCACGATAGTTGTACGGGTTCTTTGTTGCTCCAACAGCAGCATCGCTATACGTTCCGCTATACGCAGCATTGATAGCAGCAGCTACCCCGCCACGGTTGTTAGCTCGCATATCTTCCACGTTGATAACGGGAATAATTGACACCAAGCACGAAACTTTAGTAGGATTAGCAAGCGTGTAATTTAGACTGTTCTGAAAGCCCATAGACGTGCTGACAAGTGCAACCTTAGCGCCAGCTTTAGCGTTAGGGCGTGCCTGTAGCGCTGTCACAGCAGAAGCGATTTTAGTTACAGCGCTATCGTTGCCCCACGTTTGCGGACCGCCGTTATCGTCAGAGGTGGCACAGAATCCGTCACCAACAATTCTGTTGGTTAGCTGTCCCTGCAAGCCAAACTCACCGATACAGTAAAGCGCATCGTAGCTGGCACCGTGCACGAAAGCAATTCCTTGCTTTTTATTGACGGGAGGATATTTCGGGTCAAGCTCCAAATGCTTTTCGCCCGAAACAATCGTGCCAACAGACAACTTACTAGAATACCCGTAGCTCACAGTGTCACGACCTGCATAAAGCTAGCGTTGAATGCTGAACCAAACTTGCCAGTGCCCGAAGACACAGCAGCCTGAATCTTAGCCGTGTGAGTAGTGCCAGGGGTAAGCCCGGTCTTACGCGCATTAGAATAAATAGACTGAGTGACACCAGCATACGGAGGATTCAAACCGGCCTGTCCAATCTGCGTACCGTCAAGAATCATAAACGAGTCAGTTACAGCGTTAGCAACACTGTTACTGTAATCGGCAAAGAACCGAATTTCGATAGGACGCTCGCCAACCGTGAACGATACCGTAAGCCCGGTAACGTCAATAAGCGCTGTGCTGGTAAAGGTGAATCCTGGTCCCGCTGCGATAGTGGCGCTAGCAAGCTCATTGCCGCCGCTACCGATAACTGTCCACACGGTACCGTTAGTAACGTACATTTCAGGTACGTTGGTGCAGTAGTAAATACTGTTCACCGGAACACTGTTGGCAGCAGGGCGAGCAGCATAAGTGCCACTCAGTGACAACGGCAGCGACGACGCCGACAGGCGACCTGTGCTAACAATTGTTTCGATAGTCTTAGCCGCGTACGCAGCATCCAAACTAGACTGCGAGAGTCTACCAGAACCGCTAGCAAGCGTGCTAGCAAGATAAGCAGCATCAAGGCTCGCCTGAGAAAGCCTACCAGCGCCAGTAATAATTGCCGCAGCAACATAAGCGTTATCCAGCGCGGTCTGCGAAAGACGACCGCTAGCAACCAATGTCTGCAACGTGGCAACATCAGACTTAGCCGCATAAAGGCCGTTTAGCGCTACTCGCACATCAGAAGTTGGATTATTGATTAGCGCTAGAACAACCGTACCAGCAACCTCAATTGAGCTATTAGTAATAGTCTCAACAGCCAAATCAACGTAAGCTGTAAGGTCTGCAATAGACTGATTGACAAAAGTTGTTTCGTCGGCAAGCTGATCATTGACAGTTGCCGACTGTGCGGCAAGCTGCGATTCAACGTTATCAATCATCAGGTTTACCTGAGTTTCAAACGCGTCACCAAGCATGCCAAAATTGGTGTTGACAAACGCAACTAGCGTATTGTTTACATAAAATCTAAGGTCTTCTAGAACCTCAAGATAAGTTGCACCGTCACGATAAGTAAAAGGTGTGATGTTGTTGAGCGGCTTGTAAGGTGCTACAAAGCTACCCAAGCTAGGTACGATTGTCATGCGAAATATCCTCCGTTGTCGGTGTAGCTGTCTCCATTGTCCCACACTTGTATGAAACAGTCGTCAAGATCGTTCAAAATCATCATATCAACATTGAGCAAACTCTGCCTATATCGCATAATAAGATCAGATGCAAGTCCCTGATAACCGGTAACCGTATTGTCAGAGTTACCCTCTCCGGTGCCGGTAAACTCGCCATTCTCAGTGCCGTTAGCTGCAACAGTGGCTTTACCATTTACGTCAGCGGCTCCCGTAGCATAGTCACCATTACCACTCAGCATCGTTTGTGGAGTGGATGACTGAACAGATCGTGACGCCGAATCATTTTCACTCGTGCTAACATTTGTCGAATTGCTTGTGTTAGTCTGAGTAGTTTCGTTTGTCGTGATACTACGCATTTTGATCGTAGACAGCGGATCAATTTCAAGTAGTGTAGACTCATAAACTTTGTTGTAAAACGGCATGATAAGATTCATCTTGCGTCGCATTGCAAGCTGAAACATTTCAATTGTTTCTAGACCAATTTCACGATTCCAGAAATTGTCAACAATTGTACCATTCAAATGGTCGCGGTATTCGTCATCGAAGATTGGGTAATCAGCTAACCCAATATTGCCGCCGACAAGCTTTCTGATACCTCCTACGATTTCGGCGGTTCCACCCGTCGCGACGATGACCCGCTTTAGCGGTATCGTAAAAGCGCTCATTTTTCAACCTCGTCATTGTCTGAATCATTCCCAGATTCGGTAGCTGAAATAGCATTGCTAACAGCCTCTTCTCTTTCGGCGTCAGTCCAATACTCAACAGAAACATTTAGGCCGAACATAGCGTTTATCTGAGTTGCAGCCATTTCGCGTGCGTTCAAATTGACTCGCCGCATAGACGATGTTTGATCGTTGTTAGCATCAACTTCTGACGCTACAAGTCTTTCCTTTTTATCTTGATTAGCGTTTTCAATACCAAGATAACCCATGCACTCATTCCAAAGCCTAGCCTTTAGTACGCTAAGCTCCGTAACAGTCTTAGGGTCAATACCCAAATCTAGCGCGCTAAGAAAAGGTAAATCTTGCATAGCAGCAGCTACAGCAATTGCTGATTGACCCTCATCAATTTGACGTGTGATGTTACTGGCTGTAAGACGACCATTTTCAGCAACGGCAACAACTTTTGCGCGTCGAGCATTTTTGGAATTAATTTCAATTGTTCGATCAAGCTCCGCAAACTTCTGCGAATAAATCGTAACAATGTCAAGATCGGGCATACGAAGATAGTTTGCCCAAATGGGTACAGCCCTTTTAGCGCTAACGGTTTTAGAAACGTAGTTGTTTCCAATTACTACAAAAGCTGTCGGGTTGTCCATCATGTTTAGGTAATTGGTGCTACCACCTTTTAACGCAAAATACTTGTCGTAATCTTCATCACGAAAGAAAACGGAAAGCCCTGTGTAATAGAGGCAAAGCTCCATGTATCTAACGTCGATTTCAGGCGGCATACCAGACCACTTGAAACGGTTAGCGGCAAGCTCCGTAAGAATGCGAAAATACATTCGCTCCATAATCACCTGACGATTAGCAGCAGGGTTATTCTGAAAACCGCTACCACCATTCATGTGTGCATGGTAAAGGTCTGTTGCACCGTTTGGGCGTTTGTTCTTACTCACAGTGTGATACCCCCAATAGGTGTGTTGTCGGCAAGATCGGTCGCCCCAATGTATTCGGGTGACACCCACACTGTAACACCCTTTTCCAATATACCCCTAATGGCTTGCTTGAATCCCTCGGGAATGTTGGTTGCTACAAGGTAAGTTTCTTGCATTTTCCAATAGGTGAATTTGCTCATAACTTTCAAATCAGCGGGAGGCGTAGCAAACTGCATAACGTTGTAGCCATAGCGTAGCCAAAACTCGCCTACACGCTTCATGCTAGCTTTGTCAATCATTTTCAAACGAATAGAAATACCCATTTGCTTGTAAATAAGGTTCAAAGAATCTCCACCAAATTGTCCATTTACAGACGGTTGCGTTAGAGCAGCATCCCTAACCTTAGCGTTAATTCCATTGATCGCCGTAGCGTAATCGCCTCTAGCGGCCCAATCTGCAAGACCCTTATTGGTGTCTCGGATAAGCCCCGAAGTCCTAGAACGCGAGTCGTAAGAAGCACCAGCAGCGTTATTGCGAATAGCGTTAGCTTGACTGTTCGCGTTTTGCTGAATCACGTTACTGATAGCGCTAGTAGTGTAATTCAAAGCTCCACCAGCAGCGCCACCAACAGCGCCAGCGGGACCACCAATTGCAGCGCCACCAGCAGCACCGCCAACAATGCCGCCCAAACCGTTTAGCATGTTCTGCTGCATTCCAGTAAGGTTCTGCAAATTGGTTTGCATGGTGTCAGCGCTAATGCCGATGTTGGTAAGGTCGGCAGCGGTCTGCATTCCAGCGCTCGCCTGATCGTAACTAGTCGCGTTACCTTGTAGCGCCTTTTGCTGCGACCAGTCTGCCTGATCACGACTGAAAGCAATTTGATTAGCGTTGCTTGCAAGAAAGTTTATAGCCTGATTGTTTACAACAGGAATCTTAGGCATGTCAGAAATCGATACCTGAGAATCAAGATACTCACCACCGTCGTCGTCATTGATTAGATCATTCTGTGACGCGGCCTTGTTGTAGTTAGCGGGGAAGAAAATCACGCGCTGATTCGGGGGAATAAAGCTAGCACGCATGTTTATATCCATGTTAGCATCCTGCCACGACTCAGGTTTAAGAATAATCGGGTTACCACTAAAAGTAGTTACCTCAATTGCCATATATGGGAACGTCCACAACTTTTTCAACCCCAAATAGCGCTGCGGAATGGCGGCCACAATCTCAGGGCGAGTACGCCAATTATACATAAGCGTAAGATTGATCGTCCTAGCAAGCTTAGTCACGTTTGCACCAGCAGGAATAAGACGATCAGACACCAGAGTAGGTGTACCGTCAGCCTCATACTGGAAGCCGAAGTAGAAAAGCTCAATGGGCGGCATAATCGTTACCGACATAATGCCCTGCGAAATCCACGGCTTTTGCTCAATCGACGCCATGAACGTCGTGTAAGACGTTGCATTGCGGAAAGCGTAAACGTTTGCGCCAGTAGGGAGAAAGTTCCAACTGTCACCAGTCGCGGCTACAAGCTTTGGGTTGCTGGTATCTCCAGGGTCGGCGGTAAGATTCACACTACTAATCACAATGATTGTGTGATTCTGAATAGTGTTTTGGCCGTTTCCGTTGTCCTGCCCGGTTGGTCCCATGATACCGTAAAATCTAGCGGCAATAGTTTCGTACTCGGAACCAACATCCATGCCCTCAGGCTGTGTCAAATAATCGCGCCCAAAACGGTCAAAAGCTTTTTCGTTAGCAATTCCAATGTGGCCGCGCTCAATGTAGCAATTGCCAAAACTAACATCGTAAGCGTATGTCTGCCACACGTCAAGCTGTAGCACTAGCTCCGTAGTGTTCGGTGCAAGATAGCGAACATCCGTAACGAAATAATAGAAATCTTTTCGCGTATCGCCAGCGATAGGCTGAACAGGGTTAGAAGCTCTAAGATAGTTGAATTTCAAAGCCGTATTCATGGGAATGTCAAGCCTAATGGGCTCATTCGGCTTTAGGTAAGAAACGTGATCAATAGCGATTCCCGTATTTTCTCGACTATCAATGTACGCGTTTAGCGCGGTTCTGTCATCGAATCGCACAACGTCGCGGTAATCGTTGTTCCAAGGAACGTTTACTAAACTAACTTCTGTGTTTTCTGCCCACACAGCATAGTTGAAATTTAGCCCGAAATCATACTCGTTAGGGGGACCACTAATCTGATTCATTTTGCTCCGTTTGTTATGGCAATAGGGGCTGTGCTTGTAGCACAGCCCCTATTGGATTCTAACTGATTAGTGAGTGAAAGACCAGCTAGCAGGTGCCCCGGTAGCAAGCTCGCTACCAGCGCGTGCGACAGCAGTAAACGCTACCGTGCCCGTAATTGCGTGAACGGTCCCGTTATTGACGTTCACACCAGCTTTCTTATACTGAACACCCTCAACACTAGGAATGGTCACGTTAAACTGTGCATCCATAGTAAGCGGCTCCGGAGTGCGCTCTAGCAGACCGTCGTTGTCGGTGTCTTCTGCAACCCCAGCGTTAGGCCAAAGGTTAACAAGTGCACCGATCACCGGCAGCACGAGTGCTGTCGTAATCTGGTCGTCAAGACCCTCGCCACTGTCAACAGCAAAGATGTTCACAGTAAGGCTAGTTGCCTCTTCGTCAACCGAAACATGGAGCATTCCAGTCTGCGAAATGTAACTACGCGGTGAAACGGCTCCAACAAGCTCCATGCGAACGGCGTCATTAGCACCGTTTACCGGGCTAGTAACGGCGTACGTCTGAACGTTGTAAAGACCGCCACGAGTAACGCTAGTTACCGTAGTGCCAGCAGCGTCCTTTACAACGGGAGCATTGATAGACTGAACCGGAGTCTGAACAGTAATAATCTCGTCGCTTTCCTCGGTAGTGAACAGAACAGCGGGCACAAAACGGCTAGCGCTAACGACCTGCCAACGGTGCAGGAAATAGTTAGTGTGCAATCCAACAGGGTTGATTGCCGTAGTAGTTTCGATCTTCTGGTCTGCGATAACAAAGAAATCGCGGGTGGTAAGAACGGCCTGTGCACCATCGATACCGAAATACTCTTTCGGAATGACAGTAGTACGGCTAGGAACCTCTGCCTTATCGATGTTGAAAGCACCTGCAAGGGCTTCTACGTCAAGTGCTGCATTGGCCTCAGGCGTAATGAACAATTCAAGTTCATCAGGCGTAGCAGCTACCGGCATGCCAGAAGCGTTGTAGTAGGTGGACGGGAAAGCAAGGTTTCCCGCAAACTCGCGAATACGGCGAAGACCGTACTTAGCATCAGCGCTGTCAGAATCAACAGCCCCAAGGTCGGGAACGTGCGACTTGAAAAAGCCGCCCGCTCGGTAGTACTCGGCAAAAAGACCGGTAGTGAGCAGGAACTCGTCCCAGTTATCTGAGGTGGTGGGCGTGGACATAAGCGCGGTGATAAACTTGCTGAGTCCAAACTCAGCAAGGAAAGCGCGCTTGAGAAGCGACTCATTGATAGAGAGCTTGTAGTAGTTCTGTCGGTTAACCTTGTGGAAACTCGACTGAACATCAGGCTTCTCTACGCCAAAAATGTCCTGTTCTAGCGACTGGCGGTCGGGGTCATAAACCTTAGCCTTGATAAGACCAACGTTAATCTCTTCGATGGTGTCACCAAAATCAAGCATACCACGCTTGAATTTAGCAAGTGGATTAGTCCAAGTATTGTACTTAACAATCTCTAGACCAATACGGTTTACAAGGGCGTCCACAAATTCATTCATCTGCGGCTTGTAGTTCAGAAGATTATCGATCGTTTCCTGAATGTTGGCCTTAGTGGCCGCAGGAATACGGCGCTGATAATCAAGGGTGGCACCAGCGCGAACGGCGTTGAGAATATCAACGTTGTTAGGGTTGGTGAATGGGCGCGGATCAAAAGTAGGCATTATTTATCCCTTAAAGAAATCGTCAATTGAAATATCAGTATCGTTGTCAAGATCATCAACAACGGTTGCTGTGTCATCAAGTTTTTGATTACCGGGACCGTTGACCAAAAGATCGTAGTTAGCCGCTTTAGCAGCGGACAGCGCGCTATCGCGTTCTGCGATTAGCGCGTCCCTTGCAGCAAGATCAGCGTTAAGCTGGTCAATTTTTGCCTGATACGCGTCAACGTCAGGCTTTGTGCTATCGACGTCGGAAACATCAACAGCGGTAATGTCTGTTGAGTCCGTTTCGTTGTTCTTAGGCATTTCCTTATCTTTCTGTATAAGCGAAAGGGGACCGAACGCATTAGCGCCGGTCCCCTTTCTATCGGAGCATCCGTAGAGCGGACTCAGCAGGTTGCACCCTCATGCTACCATGCCCACGACTCAACGTGTGCTATTTAGGTCACCCTAAATTGGCTGGTAGTCTGGCACACTCCAAACGGTACCCACAACGATTACTGTATCAGAGTTTCAACATGAACGGTACGTCTTTTAGCACGATTCCACCCGGCACGGTTTTAGGATGCAACTTACCATGCAAAATTCGCCCGTCAACAAGATCATCAAAAGTCATATTCTCAGTGACAGATTCGGGTAGCCCTGCAATGTGTGTAACATAATTACACATAACCGTATGCGTGTGTTCGTCGTCTTTTATCTTACATTCAGGCTTAGTGGCAAGTTCAATATACGCTTTGGGTCGAATGTAAAAGGCTTTCTCAAAATAGTATTCAAGCTTCCACGCTCCCATTTTTACAGGGTCAACCTCAATGGCTTCTGGTATATCATCTGTCAACAAATGCAGCGAATCAGTGTCGGCATAAGCGAACGTGTCGTAATTAGCTTGCGCTGCGCGAATCGTCAAATCACGCGCAAAGCTAGTAATAAACACCCCTGCGGCCGTGTAAACAGGTGGTCGCGTTTCATCCTGCCCGCGAACTAATTTTACTTTGTCGTCTTCCAAAACAGGTATCTTACTAGTTACGTTAGGGTTGCTGGCAAACTTTCCGTAAAGACTGTTCAAATGGAGTTTGGCAATCTCTCGCTTACCGCCCGTTTCTTTTGCTTTGACTTCGCCCCATTTGTTTATGTAATCATTGAACAATCCTTGCACAGCATAAAATCGCCAACCTCCCCCGTATTCAAGTACGTCTATATCGTAATGATCGTTGTATAAATCCCAGTCAACATTCGTCACCATAAGCGTTACAGGGTCTTTGATTTCATTCAAATACTCAGTAGCCGCAAACATACTCGTGCCCTTGATTTGAATGCAAGGGATATGCTTAGGCTTTATTTTTGCCGTAAACGTCACGCTAAAAATAACTAACGGACGCTCCTTAGTAGGCTGCACAAAGCCCTCAATAAATTGAGGCTCGCCATATGGTAACGGCTTATTCATCATCACAGACGGATACAACGAATTAACGTCAAGCACCAAACCGCTACGGGTTATGCGGCCTTTAAAACGCGGCTCAGCATAAGTGAAGCCGCCACGATAAGCGCGCCTAATCTCACTATCCATATATTCGGACAACACAGGAAACAAGCGCTTGAAATGGTCGCTACCCGTTAGCCTCTTATACTCTGCGAGACTATCGCTAGCGACAGTTAGCCTTGTCATTCCGCTGTCGTGAACCTCTTTCATGGCAAGTGCCACAATCGACACATCGCGCCTTAGATAGTCGTTTTCTTCGTCAGTTGGAATATAGCCAACGGGCCGCGGTTTCTCGTAATCAATTTCGCCCTTACTATCAGGCAGCTTAAACGACGTTGCGATTCGCTTTACCGACATTGGTAGCTTTTTCAAGCTATCCCGAAACTCGGTAGTATTACCGTTATCCCATTTTACAGTTATACTGTAAAACTTTCCCATTTCACTGATAAGCGATTTGAACGTGCCGTTTCGCTTAAGAAAATCCGATTGAACGTGGCGATAATCATTCTTTAGCAGCCAATCAAGAATAAAGCCACCATCAAATCTAAGGTTGTGAAAATAACATGACGAATTGTGTTGAGCAATTCGCGCCATAAAGCTATCAATATCTAAACCTAATTCAACATCGTCATAATTAGGCTTAGTTATTGAAGCTAGACCCCACTCCCAAACTCTACAATCTAACGGGTCAGTAGTGGTCTCAAAATCGGCAATATATATTTCTTTAGCGCGACGATCAGCGACCGCGACGCGGGGCCTTTTGGGCGGCTTTACCCTTTTGATTATTTTTCGCGGTGCCGTTTGTAGAGCGGGGTGACTCAGCGGACTCTGGAAATTTTTGTGCGCCGATAAGAAGCTCTCTAATGTCATCGCTGTAATTCTCCACTACAGAATCGTATGCACTCCGTTGTGTGGCTTCTGCCGACTGGTGTTGCATAATGTAATAAATACCGCTAGCCTCTTGTGCTATTTGGGTATAATTCCAAAGAATGTCAAATTGGTGATCGGTAAGCTTGTCAGCCATATCTTTTAGCTCGCCACTACCAACAATGTCAAGCATTTGCTTTAGCTGAGCCCTAGCCTTTTTTATTTGACTAGGCAGAAAATCAGCCTTAGTTTTACGCCTAATGTCGTCAGTAAGCTTTTTCAAAGCCTGTGCAGACTTGATATTACCGGGCCGCTTATCCGTGGGCGAATAAGGGCGATTAACTGTGGTACCCTGCGCGTGGATAGCGTCAGGGACTAGCGTACGATCACGCTGTCTAACGGTCATCCCACTAGTGGGCAAGAAAATATCTGCAATATCACCAAAGTGTTTAGCGCCAATACGGTTGTATTGAGCTTCAACCTTTTTGTAATTATTCCAATCCACTTTAGGAATTGGAACATTGTTGGCACCAGCAACAAAGTTATTTTTGCGTGACATAAACGAGTCAAGATCGTTCAAATACTTTTCAAGCTGTCGCGTGTTATAACGTTTGACTAGTTTAGGGTCGCGTCTAGGGTCGTATCCAGCAGCCCTAACGTCTACACCTATTTCACGCTTAATTCTTGCCTGTTTAGCTGTAACAGCTCTACGCCTAGCTGAAACTCTACGCTGTAGATTTTCTCTTTCACCTTTAGTCGGCATAAACTAAACCAGACTCACCATTGATAACTAGCAAGACCTCTTCAAAATCGTCAAGGTGTGCTAATTCAACATAAAGAAAACTGGTCTTATCTATATTTATCCGACCATAAATTACCCAATGTCCGCAATCGCCTTTGCGAATAAGAACACGCTTCATAGTGCTACCGCCTTACGAATCTTACTAACAACGCTAGCAAGTGCGCCAGTCTTTTCATAGACTGCAATAATTTGTTCCCGTTCCTCGGGCGTAAGATTAATCGCGTTCATGGCAATCACACGAACACCAAACACGGGTGCAGGAATTGTGCCAGCCGTACCAGCACGAATGAGACAAGTCTCTAATACTATTTGACAAGGCGGCACCCGCAATTCGGGCAACAAATATTATCACCGTAGCAACTATTGCATTCGGGCTGAGAACTAGCGTCAGTAAAAGCGTGCCAACCTGAAACTTTACCACAAACAAGTTTTACAACGTCGCTATCTAATTGGCATTCCAAATGCGCACCGTGTAAAAGACCGTCGTTATCTTCATCTTTGTCAAAAATTAAGTCAAAATCTAATTTAGTATCAAGTTCCAACATTTTATTTCCCCAATCAGATACGAGAAAAGGGACAGCACCATTTGGCGCTGCCCCTAATCTTTAGTTGCTAAACGAGATTGATCGTAAAGAACCTGTAACCGTTGCTACCCTTTTGCTGAACAACCTTGATCGGCACAGCCTCAGGCCACGTAGCAGGCTCGCCCAGCGTCGCAATCAGATTCCGAATCGCAGACAGCAGACCCGTCGAAGTCGCGTGGTACGCGGTACCATCTTCGGAAATGAGAATAACGCGCGGAGCAGTGTTAACCTCTCCCTGATCGTTCGCCAAATCGACAGGCAGCACAACGAAGTCTCGGAGCGCAATTTCACGTCCAAGGTTTTCGTCAAGCGGAACACTAGTCGTCAGCGCGGCAGCAACCTTTTTGCGCGCAGCAAAATCAGTGCCAGTGATGGACGAATAGAACGCTGCACCAGGCTCATTGAGCGAACGAATCGCTGCAACAACATCAGTCGCGTTAGTGGCACCAACTTCGGTAGCCTCTTCCACAACAGCATCCACGGTGTCATCGATGATAGTTTCGGCCTTAGTAGCCATAGTGATACTCCTTATAATTTGCAACCTAATGAGAAAGAACGCGAGCCGCCAATAACCGTAGCAGCAATCTGCCTACATGATATCGCGCTCGCCCTAGTAAATTAGTCGCAGCCATTATGCCAACAATGACGACTACCCTAGCAACATCGCATAAATGCGAATCGATTTGATACTATCCCTCGGAGCATCAACCCGTCAACCGTGCTTGTGAAAGAAGCAACAAAGCTGAGTATTAAATTATCATCAATTCGGAATGGCGACCCCTAATTATTGATGACCAGTTTTACCCGGTAATAGAAAGCATAACAGATCACAACGCCAAACCTATTGACGAAACATACAAACTTTATTGACGAAAGCTACAAAGGGCTTTTGTAGGGTTTCTACAAAGAAAGTTGGAATACGTGTATGAAATGCCACATTTGTAGGAATGCTACAACGAATAGCCAGGGACATTGTATAAAAGCTACAATTTGCGGCGGATCGGTTCC